CGACGATTGATGTTGCGAGGATATTAGCGTTCGCTGCTGTGAACACATCTCCGCTAGTGAAACTGGGTCTTGTTGCCATATTGCTCCTATCCTAGTCCAACATTGACTTCGTCAAGTTTGCTTGTGTTGAGTATAAATGCGGTCACGATTTGAGCCTGACCTAGTTTGAATGATATCCGATGATCTGATGGTGTGATGTCATGCGAGACGGCTTCTATGAACACTGACTCGGTGCGTGACAGTGGCAACCCTTGGTCGTATCGTTTCGTCACCGAAATAACATCGGAGACATCAAGTGTCAGGACGGTTGGCCAGAGTGCCGAACCGCAAGCGTTCAGGCTGGTTGAGATCTCGTCGAAGCGGATCTTGGGTTCTTTATATTTGTTTAGAAGGTTCTCTGCCAAGGCTGATCCAGCCGCCAAAGTATTGAGAGGCACATTTGAGAACGACAAAGTTTGCACACCGTACTGAGTTTGGCTTGTAGCGTCGGATGCGACTTGAGCGGCGGTGCCACCGTCAACATCTATCTGTACACGGTTGAACAATGTCTCTTGACCGTACGCGACTCCGATCGCCAAGATTGGAATCTCATTTGAAGCGGTACCACCAAACGACGCGATAGCGGTTGAGAAGGTGAATGCGATTCTTGGATTGAACTCAATTTGGTTTTTGCGGTTCGCAAACAGTCTGCCGTCTTCGGCGATGGCGACAGACTGCAACGCTGACAGAGTGTTCGTGTTGTCCGCATAGGCGACCGTGCCACAGGTTGCGATACCGGTTGTGATGTCGCGGAGCGCGGTTGAGAAGTTCACTTCTGGTCTATCCAAGATCGCTGACACCCGATCTGATGTGAGTTGTGATGAAGGGTTGAACGCGGTGAGTGCGGTGCGTGACAGTTCGTAGAGTGCGTCCGCAGATTGGATTGATGCGAACGACAGGTTGGGTTGCTCATAGGTGATGTCAAGGTCGGTGATTGCGCCGACGAATAGTTCGGCTGTGCCGGCAAGAACTTTGATCTGTCGCCTCGGAGCCAAGTCGAATGATCCTTGATACCAGGCTGACGCGGTGTTCGCTGGATCAAACAATCGTCCAGAAGCACGGTCGTCAGCCAACACTCGACAACTGCCAGGTGAGAACTGGTCGGTCTGAGTTGAGCGACCGCGTTGGATCGCAACAGATAACACATACTCGGTCGCGTCCACAAAGTCGCTTGAGCCATCAAGTGTGTCTGTGCCGTCAAGCGTTGATGTGTCAAGAATAAATGAGTTAGCGATCGCACCGACATCCAGTAGAACCGTGTATGCCTGTCCCCACTTCAATGTCTTTGGCATGATTACCTTCTTGGCGCGAAGCCGAGTCGGTCAATCGCGAACGCATCGACCGCTGTGTATTGTTGCAAGAGTTGCACAATCTGTCGACCTGCCTCAACACCGTTCGTGCCAATACCTGTGTTCACCACGATTGTGTTGCCACCGCCACCACCAGATGAACCACCACCACTTGAACCTCCAGGTGTAGGCACGGTCGGCAAAGTTGGAATCGTCAAATTGGCTCGGCCACTAGCAGCAGCCGCATCAGCGACCTTCTTGATCGCTTCGGCGAGATTCTCGTACGCTTCTTTCTCTCGATCAAGCGCGTCGGTCAAACGCTCCGAAGCGGTCTCTTGTTGTTCTTTGGCTCGGTTGACCGCGTCAAGAAATATCGTGTAGGTAGCTGACCCGACAATCGCACCACTCACCGCTTCGTTCAATACCGTCTGAGCCTTTGACAGTCCACTGGTTGCTTCATACTGTGCGTCGGTCGCATCAGACACAGCCAACTTCGCTTGAGCCAAACTGATCTCGGCTTCACGAATCATCTGCGGATTTGACTCAGGATCCGAACGAACATCGGCAAGTTTCTTCTCAGCATCACGAACCGCGAATACCGCTTCTTCAACTCGGTACCCAGAGTTCTCTACTGCGCGTTGAGCCTTTGACAATTCACGTTGAGCATCTTTGGCTTGTTGCGAATCTGCACCGTATCCGTTGATTGCGTTGGTGAAGTTTTCTTGCGCGGTCGTTAGCGCAGTGTTGGCGTCGTTCAAAGATTGTTGCGCCTGAACACTGCCCTTCTGCGCACTCGTGAACGCCTTCTGTGCAGAAGTAGAACCTTTCAACGCATCGGTGTACTTCTCAAACTTCTGTTTCGCTGTCTCAACAATCTTGGATGCACCACCTGCCTTCGTGCCGAGACCGCTAAGCGAGTTTGACCAGTCATCTGTTGCTTCTTTGGCTTTAGGCAGAACTTTAGTTCCTAACCTGTCAGTCTGATCAATCAACGGCGAGATCTTGTTGCCTTGCAAGTTCAACGCATTGCCGGTGTTCGTAACCGAATTACGCAACCTGTCAAATGTGGCAGTGACCTTATCGGTTCTATCAATCAGCATCTGCTCAACTGTGACAATTCCGTCGCCACCTGTAACCGTTGAAGCGATCAATCTCAAAGTGTCAAGGAATGCGAACGCTGGTTTCAAGAAGTTCACGATCGCTTGTTCAAACTGAACGAATCCGAGAATGATTCTTTCAACACTGTCAATGACTGTCATTGAAACTGGACCCATCGCCGCAGCGAAGTATTTCACTGCGCCGGTCAGACCTTCATCTTTGAATCCGTCAACCGCGGCTTTCAACGCCGGAATGATTCGAGTTTGCAAGAATGCGACAAGTTTCTCAAATGCTGGGAGCAACAAGAAGCCAACTGTTTCAACAACTTCACCGAATGATGTTTTGAGAATCTTTACCCGACCAGAGAATGTGTCGGCTGCGGTTGCGGCTGCACCACCGAACTGTTGCTCCAAAGTTCCAAGAATCGCACTAAAGTCTTTTGACTTCTTCGCACCTTCATCAAGCGGTATGCCAAGTCGAGTGAGGGCACCAATGTTGCCAGTCGCCGCACGACCCAAACCTAAGGTAACTGACGTGAGGTCGCGTTGTGTGGCGGCTGAGATGTCGAGCGCGAGATTGAACAGGCGTTGAGATTTGTCTAGATCACCTGTAGCACGAGCAAGGTTGCCGAACGCTGGTCGGAGTTCATCGTCGGCGATACCTGTCGCCATCATCGCCTTCTCAATAAATGCTTCGGTTGCTTGCACTTGTGCAGTGGTTGCACCAGCTGATCGGATCAACTGTGCTTCAAGACTTTTCTGTGATGCTTCGTCGGCGGCTGCTGCATAGACCGCGGCTGTCGCTGCACCTGCAACCGCTGTGACCGCACCGAGCGCAATCAACGCACCCTTTTTCACAACATCAAACGCATTGCCCAACGAGTTGCCAACTGATTGAAGTTGACCGATTGTGTCTTGACCTTCTCTGGCAAGTTTCTTGAACGCCGTGATAGCGCCGTCCGCGTTGCCAAGAATCTTTACAACGAATGTGCGTTCACCTGCCATGGTGACGCAATTCTACTCAGTTGACGGACATCCGTTTGCGCAACTCCGCCCACTCGCGTTGCATGTCACGATGAATCTCTTGCTGTGTCATACCGTCATATTGTGACAAGTCAACTGGTGCATCCCACCACTTTGGATCCTGCACAATTCGCGCCCACTTACCATTCCTAGTTTGTCGAGTAGATCGGATGTTCGGAGTGTTGAATGTGCGTGTCGGTGCAGCGATATCGGTGATCGTCGGGTCAATGAACCGCCAACCTGAATGATGTGTGCGGAATGGTTGACCAGCCTCATGTTGTGGCAGGTAGAAGATACGCGCAGGATCCTTGGTTGCTGGGTCGCCTTTGAGACCGAGCCGAGCGTGTGTCTCATGCCAAACTTCTTCCCAGTTGTCAACCGGTACAGCCTGCTCAAATGGGATGACAACATGCCAGTGAGGATTGTCTTCACGATGCGACCAGGTTGTGTACGCGAAATGGATATACGATCCGATATCACAATTCTCAAACGCTTCACCGTCAAGGTCGGCGACCAATGCCCAGATGTGTGACACGTTGCGATTGCCTCGCGTTGTGTAATCACGATAGGTGACTGGTGAGTACAGCGAACCGTCTGACTTCTTGTCGTGTTCTTCATGTTTGCCGAGCATTGAAGCAAACTGCATCCATGATTCGGCGATGGTCTTTGGATAGACGGATTTGACCGATGGGAACCCGACGACTTCAAACATTGTGCAGAACCTCCGAGGTCAAGGATAGCGAATCCTCAGCCGAATGCAAGTATCAAATGTTGAGTTCTTTGATCACTTTGTCTAAGCCGTTTAGGTATTCTTTGGCGATCTCGTTCTTACGCTTGCGCACGGTCGGCCAGAAGAAGTAACCAGACTGACCTCGATGTCGCAAGAACTGTTTTGTCTTAGAAGTTGCACCACCACCGAACTCTGCACCGAAGAAGATGTCACTCAGCAGAACTCTTTGGCTGCGACCTTTGATCTTCTTGCGGTCATTCTTGTTGACTGGTCTTGTGGTTGATCTGAACGGTTCGTTGCCACGAAGTTTGATGGTCGGCACATTGTCATTGTTCGCTCGAAGACCTTTGGCAACTTGAAGATATTGTCGCGCTCGACCAGGTGAAGCTCCAGCGAGTCCCGCTTCAATCTTCACTCTGCCTTGCAGATCTTTGGCGATTGCGTATGCGACTTTGCGCATCTCCTTCTTAAACAGAGGACTTGCCTTCTCGTACCTGCGCAAAGTTTCAAACAAGTCTTTGACGATGACTGTGTTGCCATTAGGCACAACACTGAACCCGAGATTCTGACCTTTGAACATTCCACTGCCACGACCGACAGTTGAACCAGCATCACCAGGAAGATCTGGGAATGCCGAGAAGTATGCCATCAGTTGATCCTTTGCGGTGGGTTCATCTTTATACTCTTCCAGCGCAGATAGCCGAGCATCGTGTACAGCATTCTAGGTGATTCTTGCAGAAGTAAAGATGGTGCGATGTGAGTCTCACACGCTAGATATGCGATCAGCCAGTGGGCTGAGGATTCTCCAAAGGGACGATCACCGCAGAATCGGTTCCAACCTCCACACTCTCAACGGTTTCAATCCATTCTTCAAACTTCATCGCAGTATTCTTAGTGCGCTTCGTTGCGTGCCACGCCAACCATGCAAGGTCGGTGAGGCGTAGTTCTGTTTGAAAGTTTGCGACCGAACGATTCTTCTCTGTTTCGAATGCGATGAAGTCGGCGAACTGTGCAGACACTTTCGTGGTGACAGCGTCCAGCGTTGTTACTTCTAGATTGATTTTCATTCTTACCTCCTGATTGTTTATTTAAGAACTAAGCAACAGTTTTTGTGATCGCTCCGCTGATTGGCCACGTTACGTCTGCTGTATTTAATTCGCCCACGGCGCCGTTCACCAAACTAAATTCTGTACAAAGTACGCTGAATGTGTAGTGTGGTGAAGCCGTTCCTGCTGCGGCTGTGCCAGCTGGTTTGATGATCATCGTGACAGCGGTTGAACCGATCAATGGTTGAACCAATCCGTCAATCGCGTTGTAGTCGTTCATCAATGACAATGTCACAGAATTGTCGATCAATCCTGACACGCGGGTCACTGCGCCACCACTGCCGAACGAAGTTGTTGGAACTTCGGCTGCTGAGGTGCTCAGAGTTATTGCAGCCACGCTTGAGGTGATATCTGTGCCATTCAAAGAAACATTTGAGTTGAGAAGGAC